GTCCATTGGTCCCGTGGTGGAATAGCCCGTGGGGCTCACACCGCGCATGGAAGCACGCTGCTGAATAGCGGCCTGCTGGACCGATTCCAGAATAGCCTGGGTCTTCGCCTTGACTGTAGCGATAGAGGCTTCGACCTCCTCCGGCGAATTACCGCCGACGAAGTCGAGAAGTTCGGGAGCGATCTCGTTGGTCTCTTCACCGACGCGACGCTGAATGTACGTCTGGAGGTTGTTGAACTCCTGCTCCTTGGCGAACAGGGTGCGCTCCTGCTCGCGCTCGCGCTCGATCTGCTCGAAGCGGGTGTTCCACTCCTGCTCCTTGACCGCGAAGAGGTCCTTGGCGGACAGTTCGTCCTCCGCCTGACGCTTCGCCTGGGCCGCAGCCTCCTGGCGCTTGCGCTCCTCCTCGGCCTGGGCGTCCTCACGGGCCTTGCGCTGCGCCTCGATCTCGGCGAGGAACTGCTTGTTCTGGTCCTCGACGGTCTGAAGGCGCTTGTAGAGCTTGTCCTTCTCCTCGGACCGGGCCTTCTGGATGTCCTCGGCGGTGAACCGCACCTCGGCCGGCGCAGGGGCCGGGGGCTCGACGACAGCAGCCGGGACGACGACGACCGGCTCGCCGGCCCCGTCGGTCTCACCGGGCTGCGGAGCGCCACCCGCGATGTTGTAGATCGGGGAACCGTTCTTGCGGTGGCCGAGCAGCGTTCGTGCGGGCATCGAGATGCCCTGGGTATTAAGCGTCATGAGAGACGAACTCCTAGTCGGTGCTGTTGTCCGGGTCGCGGCGAAGCCCAGATCTCGGGCCGTATGCCTGTGTCACGATTTCGTTAGTCATCTTCTGAATCTCAGGCGCTGTGATGTTGCCGAGTTCGACACCACCGGGAAGCGTCACCGGATTCGGACCACCAGGCTGGGCACCAACGGGGTTTCCGTCTGCATCAGTCTGGGGTGCAGGCGCCTCCGCCCCTTCGGGCGGCATTCCCGTCAGTTGCAGAATAGTCGAATCGATCTGCGCCTTTAGCATTCGCAGAGCGCCCTGCTGTTTGGCGTCCTCGACCTGCTCCTCGAATATCTCCCGGACCTTCTCGTCGGGGAACTCCTCGCCGAGGTCGTGGAGTGCTCCGCGCATGGACTCAAGGCCCATACTCATCTTGGCCTGGATCTCGTTCAACTTGATGAGGGTGTCGACGGGGAGAGGTGCCGGCCATTCACACTCGGTGAAGTAGGCCATGGGGTCGAGAACATCGACCATCGGTGGCTGGTCGTCCTTCATGATCCCTTCGGTGGACGGGTCGTAAAGCCGCGTCTCGGGCTCGAAGGTGAAGAGCGTTTTGAGGATGAGTTCGTTGATCTTCTGGAGACCCACGGAGTACTGCATCTTCTTCTGGTCGTAGCGGGACATCATCGGCCGGTACATGATGGCCAGGGCCACACCGGACGTATTCGACGCGGGCTGCATCTGTCCGAGCGCCGTTTCCGGAACGCCCGTGAGTTCGTGCATGGACCGCTTGATCATCTCCAGGTAGGAAAGCGGGCCCTGGATGTCGACGCCATTCTCCAAATTGAACACTTGGGCGTCCTTGGGAAGACCACCCCACACCTTGCGGGGGCCCTTCTCCAGGTTGCTCGCTTTCGCGCCCGTGATGATGGTCACGGGGGCCGCGTGGTAATTGATGATGTCGCTGATGTCCGTGGCCTTCTCGTTGTACTCACGGTTCAGCGAGATGATGTCGGCGATATCCGACAGCCCCCACGGAGAACCGGAGACCTGAGAATTGGCGACGTGAACGACGGGGATGACGCCCAGCGGGTTCGGCCGGGAGTCGATCAACTCGTCATTCAGATACTCCTCGATGGTGTCGTCCGTGAGCACTTCCACATACGTGTATACCGAACGCGTCCCGTCTTCACCGGTAGCCCAAAAGCGGTACTTGAGCTTGAACCGAATCAGGCGGTCGCGGTCGTGGGGGTGCCACTCCGGAAAGCAGAAGGAGGAGTTGAGGGGAAGGATGCGAACGCGCCCTGCGTGTGGCTGTCCCGTGCTGTCTTCGAATGCAGGCTCGTACGCGACCTTGACGAAGCAGTCTCCGCTGACACCGCCCTGCTGGCCCATCTCCCAGAGGAGCTGTTCCTTGCGGTTGTCGACCTCCCAAGCCCTCTTCAAAAGGCCCGGGATGATGTGCTCGTACTGCTTGACGGACCTGAAGTGAACTCCACGCCCGAAGGTGAAATTGTTTATGTAGTCGGCGAAGGCCTTCACGTAGTTGAACGTGATCTGCGCTTCTCCCGCCTCGCGACGGTACCCCCAGTGGTGACCCAGATAGTATGCAAAGTTCTGGCTATACCGGTTGAGGCGAGGCCCATGCACCTCAAACTCCTCGTCAGCCAATTCGACCAGGCCGAGGGGCGAGATGGACACACTGAGGCCCGATCCCGAAGCCTGCATGCTGGGGCTGGCGAAAGAGATTGCACCGCTCATGGGAAGTGACTCCGGCTAAAGGTCGATAATGCGCGTGGGCGCGAGGGAACGGGCGGTCTTCTTCGCCGCCCGGCGGCTCTCGAAGGGCTCCTCACCGCGCTGCACGACGCTGCCGTTGGGCAGGACCTCGTGCAGCAGGTACTGGCGGGTCTTGGAGCCGTCCTCGGCCTCTACGGGGACGCCGCGCACCAGGTAGCGCTCATTGATCAGGTGCTTCCCGACTGTCTCCCCCTTGGAGAGGGGCAGCTTGGGAAGCACCTCATCAACGGACGCCTTCGGTGACCGCCGGCGATCGTGGAAGGCGACCATGGATCAGTCGTCCACTACCGCCGGGGAAAGCCGCTCGTAGCGGCTGCCGTTACGAACGACCTCCTCGTAGGAGACCGCCGCGTAGTCGGAGAACGAGCCGTGCGAGAACTCACCGAGATAGGTCGGAGCCTCGACCCACGAAGCGGAGCCGACGTGAACGCGCTCTGCCATGGTCTCGGCCGGCGACTTCTCGTAGACGTTCGCGTTGTGATTCGGCCGGCCCGGGGCAGTGATGTACCCCTGCATGACGCCCTTGGTGAACTCGTTCGGCACGTCAGTGTCGGTTGCGACACCTTCCTCGAACCTGAGAGGACCGCGCCGGGAAGCGTTGTCGGCGACCTTGCGCTCATAGACGGTGCCGACGCGCTCCTGGAACTGCGGGTCGGGTGCGAGATTTCCAGCCATTCCGTAATCCTCTTCCGATATCGAGGGAACACCCTCAAGCGTAGGAGGATTACGGAATGGGTTGTTAACCTGCGGGCTTATCCGACGCCCGCATAGACGTTGTTCGCGTCCGGCGTGTATCCAGAAAGGACAACACTCGCAGGAAGGGTGGTCTGACCGGAAGCGCTGCGGCACCACCGGTACGATCCGGCGGACAGGTTCGCGTTGCCCGGGGTAAAGGCGGCACCCAGGGTGCTGCCGCACGCGAAAGTCGGAGACGTCGTCCCGTTGAAAAGCAACGCGATGTAATACTTCCCGGGTGCAGCGGTGTAGGACGAGGTCAGGTTCATCGTCTTGTTGCCCGCGGAATTCCAGGTCGTGGACATGTCGGCGGTTATCGCGACGCGGTTGCCCGAACTGTCGTAGAGACCGGCCAGACACTGGTTGGCGGTAAGGGTGGCTCCGGCTGCTCCGAGCACCAGGTTGATCTTGCTGATGGTGGCGGGCTGCCGCAGGACGACCTGAAGCATGTAGATGAACCCGGCCGAGAGGTTCGTGCCGTTGGCACTGGAGGCTCCCGGGTCCATCGTCCAGGCCAGCAGTCCGTGGTCGCCGGGACCGAAGGTGTTGTTGACGGGTCCCAGCAGGCCCCAGGCTCCGGCCGTCTTGGCGTACAGAACCTTGTTGGCTGTATCAATCGCCAGCGACCCATTCAGAGGGCCGTGGGTGTACGAGGCGTCCGAGACCGGTCCGTTCACCAGGCGGAGGGGAGCACCGCCAGCGAAGGCGGTCGGAACAGTACCGCCGTAGGAACCGCCCGAGTTGGCGTACGAGTTCTCGATCTCGAAGTCGGCGGTGGAGGAGGCTTCGAAGAAAATATGGACATTGGTCGGAGCCGTGACGTACTGCCCGATGACGTTACGTACGACCGAGGTGCTTCCCGCGCCGGAGAAAAGGTCCACACCGCTGTTGACCGTAGCAACGGATCCATTGGCGATGAGCACGTTCTCCAGAGCGCTGGCCTGCGCAGACCACACGATGACGTTCTGCGGAGTCGAGTAACCGGCGTAGAAGTTTCCCGCGAACGCGTACAGGTGGTTCACGTAGACGTGCCGGGCGCTGGAGTGCACGTACAGATGGGCGCCGCCGCGCATGGCGGACGATTCCATTTTGTTGTCGGTCAAGTAGATGCCGTTGGGGGCGTTGCTGTTGTTGACGCCCTGTTCGACCCTGAGTGCGCCGTTGTTGAAGTTCTCCCATCTGCAACCGTGGAAATAGATCTGGTTGATGTTGTCGCCGGAGAAACCGAACCCAGAGGCTGCCGCGCTGTTCCGCAGCCACACGGCCGGGGTGATGGAGTCGGCCGCTCCACCGATGCTCTCGAACACGCAGTTATAGAAGCGGGTGTCCCAGAACTCGACGCCGTCGACTGCGACGTCCGCGTTGCTGGTGAAGTAGACCTCCCGGAAGACGAGGTTGTCCGCGTAGTACGCCCGGAGGATGTTTCCTGGCTGGCTGTTGCCGTTCAGGCTCATGCCCTGGATACCGCTGTAGCGGGTGTGCGTGGCGCCGGTAGGGTCCGTGGACGGGCCGGACATCGAGATCATGATGCCTGGGCCGTTCTTCCGGAGCACGGTCGCCTTGCGGTTGGCTCCGACCATGAGGACGTTGCTCGGGACGGTGAGTGCCGGGTTGCTGGTCGGGGTGATGACATAGGTACCGGTCGGGAAGGCGACCGTTCCTCCACCGGCCGCGGAGCAGGCGTTAATGGCGTTCTGGACGGCCGTGGTGTCGTCGGTGGTCCCGTCGCCCTTCGCGCCGTAGTCCCGCACGTTGAAACCCAGGTTGCTCTTCAGCGGGTAGCGTGCGTCTGCGGTGGTCTGGGTGAGCGCGCCTACGTCAGCAGCGGTGAGGTTGATGGTGGGGCCTGTGTGCCCATTGACCGTGGCGGGGTCTCCCGGATCACCCTTCGGTCCCTGGGGCCCCGTAGCGCCCTGCGCCCCGGTCGCACCTGCGGCTCCCTGCGGTCCCTGCGAGCCCTGGGCTCCGGTCGCGCCCTGGGGGCCGGTGGCACCGGCTGGGCCCTGGGGGCCAGGCACGGTCGAGGCGGCACCCACGGGTCCCTGCGGGCCAGTCGGACCGGCGGGACCGACGTCACCCTTGTCGCCCTTGGGGACGTTGATG